CTTCGAAGGAGTATGCTGCAAAGCTCATAGCAAATGACGAACCAGCTTTGATGCCCCCTTGGATCTGGCCAGCGATCGCATCTAAATCATCTGCAATCGTCTTTGCTGGCATATCTACGTCTTTGCCCACTCGAAGGAACGCTTTCAACCCAGGGGTCACTTTGAATCCATTGTAATAGACTTCATTCAGGTATTGGAACAACTTTGTAGACACGAATGTTTTGTCCCAAGACAACCTAAGGCCAACCATGTTATAGGTCTGTTCTATCACCTTGATGCAATCCAATATCTCCTCATTGCTGGTACCATAGTCGAATTGTAGGGAAGCACCTCCGTCATCAATCAAGGCTAAGAGCTTTACACCTTTCTTGAGCTTACCCTGTCGCCTGGCCACATTCACAGCATAACCCATGACTTCTATGTGCATAGCTGTGTTGGTCTTGGCATCATAACCTTCCAGGTCAGCTCCAGTATTCCGATACTCGTGATGGACATCGTGCTTGATAAATGCCATCCTAGAACCATCGACAACTTTCATGAGCTTCTGGATGTGAGGTAAACCGAAAGCATATGACCATATTCTATAGGATTCTTGTTTCAACTTCCTATTCATCCGTGGAGACCACTTTTCTAGGTCAAAGGATATACGGACTTTGATGCCAGCTCCAGGTTCCAAGGATGCAATGTCAAGCATTTGACGGGCCAAGTCCATGTCAGAGATGCCTGAAGAGTTCCCGGGCTTATGGATCAAATAGGCATCTACATTTGCCTCTTTCTCTGACATCAAGGCTCTCTGGTGGTCATTTGCCATGCTAAACATCCTACCGTCTTCTTTCTTGGCCTCAGGCTTGATCGCGTTCAAGTGCACGTAATCCCAATCTTCCATGTTATTGAGGACCTTTTCTCTCAAGTCAGGCAACGTTGGCGCTTGTGGGTTGCATATGAATGAAGCTATCTGGTTCCTTTCAGTTATGGGGTAGTCTCTCAATTCATCAGACGTGAGATCTATGGGGACATTTTTGGGAGCAGTGGTCTTGTCCTTCTTCAATTCATGCTCTGCAAATTGGTAGTCTGTCCAGATAAAGGTTGCTTCCCAGTCTATGTCCTTGATGTCCTTGTATGGCACGCGCTTGGGCTCAACATAGGGATAGTGGTTGTGCCATTCCTTGTGCGTCACTCCTTCTTTGATCCTTCCGGGGCAGACCTTGTGGCGCATGAAATAGTTTCTAATCATGCTATGCTCCCAATAAAGGACAAAGTCTTCCCAGTTGGCTTCTGGATCGGGGTGTGGGATTTGAGTAAACGGGTTCATGTGCATCTTATAGCTCTTGTACTGGGCAGAATAAATGCAGAAGTCAGGGACTGGGAGAATCTTCCTGATAGAGGCTAACTCAAGGGCTTCACGGGGCTTGTAAGTAGCTAGTAAGGATACCATCTTATCCAAGGGGAAGACTTTGTCGTATAGTCCATTATGCCCTTTGGTGATCTGCTCTTCATAGGAACGTTGGGACAAGTCACCAGCAATGCTAGCAAGGTACGTGTTGTATGCAATGTCCATGCTCCTACAGATGCTGTTGAGCTCATTTTTGGGGTTGTTCTCGAACGATTCAGTTAACCAGGTTAGTATTTCAAAAGCGGAAGATAAAAGGCGAGAAGAAAGAGAATTCATAGTGTCTGCATAATTTGTAAAGTAATGTACAACCTTTCCGGTGGATTCAAGTAACTGGGCAAGGCGAGTGATGTCTTTGTTTAGTAATACATAGGATTTGGGCTTCGGCTTAATCAATTTTCCTCGCTTTGGATTGTACTCCAGAATTGTGATGCTCGCGAACCTGTAGGCTTTCCAATCTGAGTCTCTTTCCTTGCACCCGAAGATGGCTTGGCAATCGAGGAAAGGAATAGGCTCTTTCTTGTTCTTAGCATTGCGGTGGAATCGCCTGTTTGACTTGAGAGCGCCTGCAACTGTGAGATGCCTGACTGCCTCGGACTGTTGATACCAATAGAGTGCAGTCTGTTTGTCTTTGTCATCCCAGTCCTTGACAACCCGGTCGGAGAACTGCTCCCAAGTAGACGGGGA